AATCGTTGAAAACGAACCTTTCGAATAATCGAACAAACCTGGTGGGTCTAACGCTGGTTCATTACCTTCATAAAATCTATCATAAAGGTCTCTACCATTGTTGTAATTATACCCTTCGTTAGGTGTTGCAGGACCATTAGGTGCTCCATAAGGTGCGTAGTGCTCAGAAGCACCAGCAAGTGTTGGAGTATCTGTATAGTTCTGGATGTTAGGTACAAAGTAGAACAATTTACCAATAGGTAAGTTCATTGCCTGTACTGATACGATATCGTTAGCTAACAATTTAGAGAATACTCTTCTAACGATAGGGAAAACCACAGTTTCAAATGCACCTGTATCAGATGTAGTTGAAGCTTCGTTTATTAAATAGCTAGCTTGGTTTTCATAAAGCTGAGCGATGTTTTCTCTCATGTGACCTTTAAGACCCTCTAAGAATCCTAATTTGTCCCATTTTCCGATTGTGTCTTCTTTGATAACTTTAAGGTGTTTTAGACCGATATTACCAACAAGACCTGATTCTAATAATGCTCCCATTGTAGTATTATTTTTGTTTTAATTTATTTTTAGTTTATCTTACTCATCAAATCTTTCATTCTCAAAAATTGAGGATTTTCATAAGTTTTTGATTCAATAAGATTCACTGCTGAACCCGAAGAAACTGTTTTATTTAATTTTGTTTCTACAGCTTCAGTTATTGGTTTTGTTTCCTCAGTAGATAATTCGTCCTTGATTGCTTTGTAAAGATTTTTTGATTCTTTCAAAGTTTCAACTCCATCAAATCTTCTGAGAATGTTTATTTTTTCTTTTTTAGTTGTTGAATGTTCTGTGAAAAGTCTAGTAGCATATGCTAAGTTTGAATTGAAAATTGCAACTTCATTCAATTTTTCTCTGAAAACATTTAATGCTTTTCTATACTCATCATTTTTTTCTCTCAACATACTAACTTCTGCTTCAAGAGATTCTACCTTTACACCGCTATCACTATATACGAAGTTTCTGTTGTTGGTAATGCCCTTTCTGAGGCCTCTACCTTCTTTGGAACCCATACCGTATGTTCTAGCCGCTTCTTTAGTTTCTCTCTTCTCAAAACCTGCATCGTCCCTGCGGGATTTTTCTTTTTTTGAGTGTGAACCTTTGAGATGTTTCATTGCAGTTTTGCCATGCTTCATACCCAACTTTTCATCCTCTTTATCCTTATATCCCTGACGACCTTCTTTGGTTTCAACTTTTTTGGATTTACCTTCCATATTAGCACCTTTCTTGTATTCGAATTTAGCCTTTCCAGTTCCCATAGTTTTAGGACCTTCTTTTTTGTCCTCACTGAAACCACCTTTAGTAGTGGTTTTATATGAGAATTTCGGACCTTTGCCAATTCCAACACCTTTAGGTTTTATCGCTTTCTTGTGATTGTAAGACTCCTCTATAGATTCTTCCCAATTACCCTCGTCTAAGTCATCTGATTCTTCCAAATCATCAGATTCTTCTAAGTCATCAGATTCTTCTAAGTCATCAGACTCATCTAAGTCATCAGATTCTTCTAAGTCATCCGATTCTTCTAAGTCATCCGATTCTTCTAAGTCATCCGATTCAGCCATTTCATCAGCTTCATCATCAGCTTCATCATCAGCTTCATCATCAGCCTCATCGTCATCTTCTCCTAGTTCGATTTCATACATTACTTCGTCTTCTGATTCCATATCGTCGGTATCGACATCAACATTCATTTCAGTTTCAGTATCATCATCCATTGAATCTACATCTACTTCCATTTCAGTTTCTGGTTCATCAAATAAAGTAGCCATAATGTCATCGATTGTTGCTTCCTCCATTTCTTCTTTCATAGTTTGTCTTTTGTTTTTAGACTCACCCATGTTGACTAAATATTCAACATCAGAATCATCGTCAGTGATGTGTAAATTGTTACCATCTTTTACAACTGTGATTGAATCCTCAGGATTCATACGTTTGAAGATTTTGAAAAGTTCGTCGTTGGGTAAACCGGTTAAATCTTGAGTTTCGGGTTCGTTTTCGAAATCAATTTCAATTTCATCCGAAAAATCATCCATTTTATCAGTATCCATGTCCATTTCAGTGTCTTCCACTTCATCAGACATGTCAACTTCGTCGTCTTCAATCTCGTCTTGTTCAGAAAGAGATTCTTTTACTAATTGGTTGATTTCTTCCTTCATAGTTGAAGCAAGTATTCCTTTTGCATTCTCGGCGATAGCCTCTTCAACGTTTTTCATTTGAATGAGCGCCTCTTCTACTAAATTTTTATTTTCTTGCATGAGAAATTATCTAATTTTTATCTTATAAATATTACCTAAAACCAAAAAAGTTGATTTTCAAGTAATAAAAAAAATTTAATACACATATACCCTATCCAAAGACATTATTGTATCAACATCTGAACCCAAGGTTTCATATACCCAACCCTTCGCATCTAACCATGTCTCTGAAGTTATAAAAAATTTACTACCATCACCCATAACAACATAATAAACATTCCGACCCATTTCTTTATCTATGGACAGATTTGTTGCATATAGAGACTGTATAGAACCCTCGAAAGATTTTTTCACCCAAACGATGTCTGCCGCAGAAGAAAAAGAATTGGCCATAACTAAAAAATTCTCTTGAGAACTTCCATTTGTCCAATTTACTAAATAATTACCCATAATATTATCTAATTTCGTACCAACTGTAATTTGTTTTAGTTATGACTTGAAAATCTGAGGCGTCATAATTACGTCTAAGAAAATCAAATACACTATCGAATGAGTTTCCGCAGATGTATGAGGTTTTTTTAGTTCCGAAACTATCAAAATAAATTGTCATATAAACTGGAAGTTCTGTATTCATATTTATAAGACTATCAACATTTTGATAACTTATTTGTAAATATTCTCCAGGAATAGAATTGGTTGGAGAGAGATTATTTGTTTCACAAACAAATGTATTCCTTTTTCCATTTTCCAATTTTGTAACTAAATAAATTGCCATAAAAATTATCTTATTGAACCCATAAAAATTAATTCCCTATCAGAAATAGACTTTGTAATTCCAAAGGTTTGGGCTGCCGTTATTGCCGCATCATAATTCTCTGCTGCTATTAGTAAATTATTTTTTATTTTTGGGTCATTAGAATTTATTTTTGCTCTATAAAATTTCGCATCTCTTGGAGTTTCCCAAATTGTGTACTCACCATCAACAAATTTCATTTGTCTGATTGTAATACCATTTTCTTTATAATAACTTTCAATTTGGGTAATTTGTTTAATTGAATCGAACTCGGAGTTAGTATTTGTCCAAACGTTGGTGTTTCCATTTTCTAAAATTACATTCCAATAACCTGTGGACCCCTTGCCTCCACCACCTTCAATACCTCCTATAGGACCTTCCGCTAATTGAAACATGACTTATATATTTGTAAGTTGTAAATTTGATTTACTTATTTTTATTACTTTACCCAAATTTTGTGACACGTAATTAAATACATCTTTATAATCCGAACCCAAGACAACTGCGTTTACACTAACACCTTCTATGTTTTTAAAAACCACGTCAAAAACAACATTTGTTTCAACACCAGTATCTTGAAATTCTGATAATCCAGCAAAATTCAACTCATACGGTCTGTAAGTGTCCAAATATTGCAAAAAGTAAGAAAAGTTGTTTGTGTTATATAAATAATCATAATCAGTACCTTCAATATTACCTGATGCAACAATTCTTTTTACCATAACCAATAAATATCACCAAAAAAAAAAGTGGTCGTTTGACCACTTTTATTTTTCTATAACTTCATCAATTTTACTTTCTGAAACAGAGGTTATCCGCCAATCATACGAAAAAGATTGATATCTTTTGGTTACCTTGGCCTCAACATCAGTAACTGAAAAACCTTTTACTAATTTTTCTTCTCTGATTTTTTTAATTTTTCCTGTTGCTTCATCAGGCAATTCATATTGAATTTTTGCTACAAAATACTTTTCATCCATGGTTAAATTATTTTCCTAAATAATCGGATAATTTTTTCATCAAATCAAGCGATTTGTTTGTGGTAGGGTCTGATTTTACCTTTTTTTCTTCTTCGAGGTTTTCTTCATACTTATGTCTGTCATTTACATCGGAGAACAAGTAAGCACCTGGTGTAGAGGGAGAAGATACCAAATCAAAACAAATCAATTCAAAATCATCTTGAACTTCATTTCTTTCTCCTACTTTCTTTAGAGAACCAACCCCTCTCGACGATACCCCCATAGTCACACCCTGTCTCATTAAATTTGCCGCAACATCACCTTTACTTGAAACAATCCCTCTTTCATGAAAACCTGGAGTAGTTAATAATTTTAATTTTCCCATCAAAATATTTTTATCCCACCAAACATCAGTAATTAAATGTGAAACCCTATCTAAATCTATAAGTGAAGATTCAGGATGATTCAATTCAGAAGTAGATAAACCTTTCTCAATTATTTTTCTATATCTGTCGGCTTCTCTTTTCAATATTTTTTCAGGATAAAATCTTCCGTTTCTATTCGGAGTATCGTATTTCTGAAGTACAGCATAAAATTCAAAAGGATTTCTATAATCTAAATTTTTTGCTTCTTTTAACATATTAGCATTATGTTCATCTCGCGGCGAAACATAACCAGCATCCATCTCAATCAAAATGCCGTGCCCCGTTTCATGTGCTTCTAAAATTCTGAGTTGTTTCATTCTTCCTTTTAAAAGATAAATATATTGCTAGTATTGTTTAATTTTTTGATTTCGAAAAATCAAAATATTTGTTGTTGGAAATATTATTTGTGTAAATATTTTTTACAATTTTTTTGATACCTTCTTTTAAAATTGGTGACTTGAATTCGTAGTCCTGTGTAACGAATAAATTTACTTCTAAATTAAAAAAAGATTTTTTTCCTTTGTTTATACCACTGGTTCTCAAATCTAAATCAACAATATTTTTTTCTAAAAAAATTTCTTGTGATATTGAATTGTATACAGAATGTTTTATTTCACGGTTTAAATTACAAACAACTCTGTTCCAATTATCATATTCAATTTTGGGACAAACCCAAGATTGAATATTTATGTAAATTGATTTCAAATTTTTTGAATCTACTGTTCCGTATACCGATTTAATTGGTGTAAATAAATTTAATTTTACACTTTTTCCTTTTTTCATTCATTTTCATATTTCATAGTTTATTTTGATACAAAAGTAACCATAAAGTTATTTATTGTCAAAAACACAATATATATAAAATATGTTGATTATTGAAATAACCAAATCGGAAAATTTAGAGAAAGCTTTGAAAGTTTTGAAATCCAAGGTAATAAAGACAAAACAGAATCAAAAATTACTTGAAAAGAAAGAATTTGAGAAAAAGTCCGTTACTAAAAGAAAAGCATTACTGAAAGCAAAATACACTCAGAGAAAAAAAAATAATTTATAAATTTTTTTCCAAACTCATCAATTTCACATAGTTCATCTGATTAAAGTCCTGAGTTTGAATTTTTTCTATAGTTTCTTCAATTTTGAATTTTAATTCTTCCTCAGATTCATTTGTGAGAATTGTTTTCAATTTATTTATTGTGGAGTCTTTCAAATTTTGATAATCTTCTATCAAGTTTTTACTATCTGTTTTCACGACGTTCATGAAAATTTTTTTAGAATCCTCATCCATGTTTGTGATGTAATTTTCTAATGTCTGATTCGCAATTTTGACCATACTAGACACAGGTATCTTTATAGACTCTTTTAAATTTTCTTTTTTCGATTTTAGAATTTGGATAATTTCTTTTTTCGCATTTACACGTTCAGACAAATTTAAATTATTCGTATAAACTAAAGTGTCTATGTTTTTATAATTGTTATTTGTATTTTCCTTAGCAAGTTTGGGTAATTTTATTGTAGGTAAGATTCTATTGATTACAGACAAACCCTCTTCTAAAAAATCTTTAGCGTCGCTTTCATTCAGACCTTGATTTGTAGACAATTGGTCGTAAATAGAGTAAAGTTTAGATATTGATTTATTATTCAATATGTTAGACCTGAATTCATTGATACTTTTCTTAAAATCTTTTTCATTTTTATAAGATTCAATAAGATGGTTTTCTATGGCGGTTTTTATCTGTCCGAATGTCATTACTGTGGATTTACAAATAAATATTATGAATTTAGTAACTTGTTTAACTCCTTTGTAATTTCACCCAAAGAATTTTGTCCATGTGATAAATCTATGTTTGTTGGACCTTCAATAAAGTTATTTTCAACTAAAATATTTAATTCTTTAGTTTTGGATTCTGGTGTAACTTCACCTCCCTCAGGAGTTGCTCCAGGTGCTGCTGGAGCTTCAGGTGCTGGTTGTTCTGGGGGCGGTGGTGCCATTGTTTCCGCACCTGAGGGTTCAAATCCTCCTGTTTCAGGTGCTGATTGTGTTGTAGTTCCTCCAGTGGTTGACCCATATAGTTTGTCTAAATTATCAAATATTCCTGTTTTTGTTATTACCGTTGGTGTTGCTTTCAATTCTTCACCCACAGCTCTTTCTAATCTTTGTTGTTGTAAATCCAATTTGACTTCATCATCTGACCAACCAAAAATATGTTTTTTAGCCCAGGTTGTAGATGTTGCAGATATTCCACCTCCTGGGTCAGATACCATATCTTTATATAGTGTGACCTTTTCTTTCCAAACATCAATTTTGAGTAGGTCGGCTTGAGTAGAGGGATTTGTAAGACCTAAAGTAAAATTCTCAAGTTCATCTTCAAAGCCTAAAAGGAATAAATGTACAATTGCAATTTTATTTAATTCCTGTAGCATACTTTTTTGAATCCTATTGATTGTTCTGGCAAACCTGATGTCTTGTAAGGAAAGGTTTTTACCATCACCTACCACCTCCTCAAATCCTAAAAATGCTTTAGGAACTCTAAGAGCTGTTAGTAATTTTTTCTGAATATATTCAATATCAGCAATTTCTGATAAATTTTGTGCACCAGGAAGTGTGTCAATTGGACTCGGTGCTGCTGGGTCTCTGACAGGAACGAAATAATCTTGGTCTACCGCCATCTGATTAAATCTCATATCAACTTGACCCGTTTTACTATCTACTATTTGTTCCCTCTTGAATTTGTTGGCAACACGCTGTACATATGCTTCAACATCATCATCGTTCATGTTTCCGACGAAAACTTTGAAAATTCTTCTTTCAGGTGCTCTAGAAGTACGATAAATCAACATCGCATCTTCAGATAATAATAATTGTTTCCAAATTCTTCTTGCTTTTTCTAACATTGAAGTACCGTAAGGTAACCTCCTGTCATCACCTAATAATCTAAAATGTGCAATTTCCCATGATTGGAATGTCATGTTTTTATTTTTCCAATCAAAGTGAAGTGCTTTTCTATCTTCAGGCTTATCAGGTTCAACTGTAATTTTCTGTGATGTTCCCACTTCTCTTCTTTCGATTTCGATTGTAGGTAATTGTTGACAACCAACAATTCCTTTTTCAGGGTCCAATTTAAGATAAACGAAGTTATCACCATACTTACAAGTGTTTCTTGTCCACATGGGTAGATTTGTGTTTATATCTAAAGTATTGTTGAAAAGGTCAGCTAAAACTGATTTGATTCTTTTAGATTCCGAGTAAATTTGCAAAATAAATCCATCTTCATTAGTTGTTGTTGATTCCTCAGCATAAATGTCCAAAGCTGCGGAAATTTCAGGCGTGTATTCCATTGACTCATAATCATATTGTGCCGATAACCTAGATGGTTCATAATAAATGGCCTGAGAGTATAGATTGTTTTCAACTTTAGCCCACTGATTTGCTAAATAAAAACTTTGTTGTGCTTGTAACTTTTCCCTCTCATATTCAGTTCTGTCAGTTGTACGTAATAATACTTTTTTGTCAAACTTATATGTGGGATAATCTTGACCTAACAAAGAATTGGGTCCAAAGGTTTTGGATAACCTTTGCCAAATCGTTAAATTCTGTTCACTCATTTTTTAATTTTACTTGTCTAATCAATAATATAAATAGTTATTTGGTCCCAAATAACCACCCATATTTTTGATAATCGGCCTTAGTTGGACCGTTTGTTGGATATATACCTGAATTACGATTAGACTGAGGAACCATAGGATTAAAATAATCTGAGGTGTTTTTATTTTCGTTTACGGTTGAGGTCCATGAATTTAGCATTGCTTTAGTGTGGTTGACAACTTTTTGTAATGATTGAAATGATTTCTCTGCAACATATATCGCCATAGATATGGCCATTATACAATCATCATGGTGTCCCTTTTGATGGTCAGGCCTACCGTTTATAAAAATAAAGGTATTCATTTCGTTATATAAACGATTGGAATAGA